CAGTTCAATCTGGATTTGGAACAGCAACTGCCAAGAAACTTCTTGCACCTAATGGTGTTCCTGGTGGTTCAATCGTTTATAACAATGAATCCAGAAGACTTAATGTTAGCACAGGTGGCACAGTATTCTGTGGTGTTGCAACATTAACACAAAACCAATCTGGATATGATTCACTTGCAATCCCCACATTTAATAGCACCAAAAGAAACTTAATGAGTGGTTATGGCAACCTTCCCAAAGGTGCAATCATGTATAACACAACCACAAACAAACTTAACTTCTGGAATGGTTCTGCATGGGAGGCAGTAACAAGTTCAACATAATAGCTTGACAGAATCATGAAAACCTTATAGACTACCTTTGTCCGGGTTGAAGAGGAAGCTTTAAGACACTATAGAAACCGGTTGCAAAACTGTCACACCACCCCGATATCGGGGTGGTTTTCTGCTATAATATATTCATACCAAACAGGACAGCACTTGGTCACCCTTCGCCCACACCAGAAGAAAGCACTGAATGAGATGCTGGCATATGACAAGGGTCAGGTCATCATCCCTACTGGTGGTGGTAAGACCATGTGTATGATACATGATATTATTGAGAATCAAAAGTATATTGATAATGGTTCTACAATTGTTGTTGTAGCACCTCGCATTCTTTTGGCAGAACAACTCTGCAAAGAGTTTCTTGAGGTAATTGATACTACTCACACTCATGTGATGCAGGTTCATAGTGGTGATGTTGAGTTCTTCAGTAGCACCAAACCAGAGCAGATTCACTTGTTTGCTAATACTGCACGGACTGCTGGTGAGAATGTCATCATCTTCACCACATATCACTCACTACATCGTCTTGTAGAGGCAGACATTGAAGTGAATACAATTTACTTTGATGAAGCACATAACTCTGTTCAACGTAATTTCTTTCCTGCAACTGAGTTCTTCAGTAATGATTCTGATCGTTGCTATTTCTTCACTGCGACTCCTAAGCATTCGTTGTCTATATTCAAACCAGGAATGAATGATCCTGAGGTTTATGGTCAGGTCATCTGTAACATTCCTGCACCTCAACTTGTCAAAGAAGGTTATATCCTTCCTCCTAAGGTTGTGATTCAACAATTGCCTCAGGGTGATTTCAAGCAATCTGATGAGAAGAATCTGCTTGATACTATTGATGCAAATTCACTCAATAAGATTCTGATTGCCGCACGTTCTACCAAGCAGATTCTGCGTATGGTAACTCAATCTGATTTCTGTCAGCAATTACATGAACGTGGATACAACTGGATGTATATTACATCTAAGACCGGTGCAATCATCAATGGTAAGAAGGTTTCCCGTGAGGAATTCTTCAAGACCCTTAATCAGTGGGGTGCAGATAGTACTCGTTTTGTTGTCATGCACCACTCTATCCTGTCTGAAGGCATCAATGTCAAGGGACTGGAGGCAGTTCTATTCATGCGGAACATGAACTACATCGGAATCAGTCAGTCTATCGGTCGTGTGATCCGCCTAGGTGGTGCCGAGAAGACCTTTGGACTGGTCTGTGTGCCAGTCTTTGATAAGGTGGGAATCAGCACTGCCAAGAGCGTTCAGGCAGTTGTGGATGTGGTGTTTGAGCAAGGAGAGCCAGCAATTTCCGTTGTCCGGAGTTAGAACTGTCACACTAGTGATTGACAACCACTTTAAAAGTTGTTATTATACTTTTGTTGACTTACTCAACTTACTATGACAACTACACAAACTCAATCCAACAGTTTAAAAATTCTACCATTCAATCCTAAGAGTGACATTTATGACACCTTTAAGGTAGATATTACTCCTGAAATGGCGCAACATATTCTTGATTATTTTAACAAGGATAATAGAAAAATTTCTAAATCGCAAGTTAATAAAATTTTTCGTAGTATTGAAAATGATAATTGGTTGTTAGATGGGCAACCCATGACATTTAATACTGATGGAAATCTTACCGAATTTCAACATCGTCTTGCTGCTATCTCAAAATGCACTCCAGATCGCACATTCACAGTAATTGTCGTCGTTGGTGTTCAACCTGAATGTTTCAGTAAGACTGCAACAAATAAGAAACGTAATCCAATTGATGAAATTCAACGAAAGTATAGTAAAGCACATAAAGATGAAGTTTCCATCCTTGGTGACATTTTGAAGAGACAACGTAAATGGCGTCTTTCTATGCAAAATGCTATTTCCAGTTATGAGAATTGGTTTAAGAATATTTCAAATTCTCTTAAAGTCAGTGGAGATTATGAAAATTTGATGGATAAGTTTTCTCTCCAACGTAAAACTGTCCGTGCATATGTTGCTCTTTGCGAGCGTTATGGTTATCTGGAAGAGTGTAAAACTTTTTTGGAACTTCTTGATAATGAACTTGATGAAGATGCAGATAGCCCAATCTCCACTCTTTCCACTCAGTTTCTAAATTTTTGGAACTCTACGGCGGTAGATTTGAGTAATGAGAAAAGAATGGACGTTCTTTATTCTATGCTCTGTGTAGCAACTGATCGTATCATTATGCGTGATGATGGTATGATTGAACTGAATGTGGTATCGTCTGATCTTGAACATGTTGAGATTGAAAGACAAGGAGTTTATCGTAAGTTTCTTGCTTAATCCAATTTAAAAACTGTCACAGGGGGAGGTCAACCCCCTTTTTTAATGCTATAATACAAAGGTAATCAAGGGAACCTCCCATGAAGTGCAAAGTTCAACTCTATGTGTCTGGCACCGTCTTTGATGAGATTGTCATCGCACGGAACTATGAAGAAGCAAGAAGAACTGCACTTGCACGTAATCCCACAGCAACAGTTGTAAGCGTCACTGCCGTCTTCTAATGAGTGAATCAAAAGATTACCAAAAGTTCTACAATTGTCCCAATAAAGACATTTTAGAAAACAAACCTGGATATCCGAATGGTTATGTAACCAAGGATGGTATGTGGGCAGCTGTTCCACTTGCAAAATCAAAGAAGTTTGTGATTATCAACAACGGATCAATCGTTCACACTTCAAAAAATTATCCATCTGCTGTTTCATACATAGAAAAAAATCTGAAGAAAAAACGATGAAGGATCAAAACAGCATTGAAGATTGCGAAAGCAAACAGGAAAAATGGAATCGCGGACTTGATATCTTTATTGAATCCGTAATTAAACCTGATGCATCTCTCCGTGATTGTGCTCGCAATCAAAAATGTTATCATGAACTGATGGATGTTCGCAATGATGTTTTAGATTATCTTAAAACAAAGAGATGGCAATAATATAACTAATAAAGAACTATAGTTAAAGTCATGGATCCGGAAGAAATTACTTTAAAAACTACAAGTAGGCAATTTACCTATGAAAAGATGTCTCGCAATCTTGATGATTTAACTCCTGATGAACTAAGAGATATGTGTAAATGTTATATGAAACTTTACCTCAAACAACAAGAAGTTCTCGCGACTATATGACAGTAAGCACATCATCCTAGGCATAAATTTTTATTTCAAAAACTTGCAAATGTCAGGAATTCGTGATAAATATTAGGGAGAACACAGGAGGAACAATGATCTGAAAAATCTTACATTATGTCTTTTGTTTATCTAATACATGGAGGTTCATCATGCACAATCTAATATCGTTTAATCAATTAGCAGGTTTTAAACTGGAGGAAAAGAACTCAGAAATTTCTGATAATTTAATCAACGAGTATTACGAATGTCTGGTAGAATGTGACAATAATCAGTCAATCTGTAAAAGAATCTGTCGGGAGGTTCTAGTTTAAGTTTGCATACAGTCAGTTGGAGGTAAAAAATGTTAGTTTATCTGCATCCGCCTTGATTATTCAGAAAATTTAATTCAATTAACCCTCGCAAGAGGGTTTTTTGATGCAAAGTTGTTAAATACTTAAAACATCCAAATAAAACTTAAAGTGGATTTATCCGACAAAAAAGCAACCAAAAAAATTATCAAAAGATCTAAAAAACATCCTGACTGGTATTCCCAAGAAGAGGTTACGTATGCTAAAATGATTAGAAAGCAATTGAAGAAAAATGGAAGACAGTCTGAAAGTAAACTTGAATGAAGATGGTACATTCACTATAGAATGGGATAAGGATGACCCCAAATGGAATTTTTTGAATGACTTGACAAGTAACGAAATTAGCACTATGATAGAGACACTAGTCAAAAAGAATCTAGATGAAACCATTTGATGAGCACGAAGATTACTCGCTGAATATGCTATCCGATTGGGTGAAGGAATCATTAGAGTCTCCACATACTCCACAACAAGTGTATGAAACAATTGTAAGAACTGTCAGGGAGAAAAGAGACTATCACGAAACATGCTATAACCATAGCAAGAAACTTTTAGAGCTCTTAAAAGGTGAATCAACACCCGTATTAAAGCAAGAAACCATTACCTTTTCAGGACAAGATGGATCTTCAGAATCCGTCAAACAATGGGAAAATTTTTGGTATGATGGAGATCATTTAACATTCAGTTCTTCTTTAAGACAAGAGGTGGATAGAATTAGTGAAGAGGGTGGATACGAATGGACACCAGGAACCTAACACAATATTTGTAAAGGAATTACAAAGAAAACCTTAAATTACTAACTAATTTTGTGCGGAAACGCTAAAATATCGCAGTAAAAGCAAGACACCTATGACTCTTCCCCAAAATGGCAAGAAATTGACAGAAACAGAGGAGAAAAGCATGAAAATTGCTCTAAAAGAGGCAGATATTCGTGCAATTCATCCCGAAAGGATGGAAGCACTTGCTGATTCTATGGTTCAAAGACTTAAAAACAGTGCAAATGTAGCACTCCAAACCTTTAATTAAAATAAATAAGTAAAACAAATAACAAAACTTTACATGGACAGCATCGAGCAGCATATTGAGGTGGATAAAGAGATCCTTGACAATCCTCTAACTTCTCCTAACCAACGTCGTCACATTGAAGGTGAGCTACATGAATTGGAAGATTATGTAGAGCATCATCAGAAAGAAATTGAAGCAGGTGATCATCATGACCCTTCACCATTAGAACTGTATTGTGATGCTAACCCATCAGAACCCGAATGTAAAGTTTATGAAGACTGATTATGACAGTTGAAGAACTGGTTTAGCACTCTTGACTGGGTGCTTTTTTTATGTCATACTATACGTATCAAAGCAAAGGAAGATGCGCCCAAATCTTTACAAATTGTATGCCTACACTGATGAAGATCGGTATGAAGGACGTATAGTGCGTGGACTGAAACCACGATTGAAGGTTGGTGGTGCTGAAAAACAAACGGTGGATGTACGCATCGACCAACAAGATGGCACATCACAACCAGTGCCACTTCGCAAAGTTCTTGACATGTCGGTGTCGTTTTGGGACACAGATTTTCATACTAAATGGTTAATACCTAGAGGATATAAAAAGACCCGCAATGAACGTGAGTGGTTTTATATTACTATTGAAGAACTTCGTAAAGAAATAGAAGCATATTCTGCTCATCTCAGTGCTCCTTCTTTTGAAGTAAAGAAAGAATATACTCCGCGCACTTATCAAACGATTGTTGCTGAAGAAGTTATAAGTCGTTGGAATGGATCTAGCATCATTGTTCCTAACCTAGCATGTCCTCGTTTTGGTAAGGATCTCCTACATCTCCATATCTTTTATCTTTTGTTTCAAAAATATGAGTTCAGAACAGCAGTAATTGCTGGATATTATTTGGGTGCAAATGAATCTTTGATTGGGGAGATACAGAAACTCTACAACATTTCTGCGGACATTGCTGCAATCAAACCATGCGATTGGGATGGTTATGTAAAAGGTATAGAGAGTGGTAAAAGAGTTGTAATTGATGTGTCCCTACACAAAGACTCTCTTGATCCACGTATTGCTAAAGAACTTGAAAAAGAGAACACTCTTGTCATTGTAGATGAAGCAGATTATGGTGCGTGGACATCTAGTTCTAAGGAAGTTCTCAACACTATCACGAACTGTGGGGATAACTTAATTCTTCTCTCTACTGGCACTAATGTTGAACGTGCATTGATAAATGCCGGTGAGATAACAGAACCAATCTCTGTTTCTTATCTTGATTTACTTGAAAGGAAGAAAGAGGGTGATTCAACATATGCCGATCTTGTTGAACCTGCTTGTCTTGATCTTGAGTTTCCAGATGAAGTAAAAAACCATCAAAAAAATCTTCCCGCAGAGAGACAACTTACTTCAACTAAGTTGTTTGATTGTGCTAACTCTCATCTGCATCGCCCCGTAATCGAACAACTTTATGCCTCACCTTTTGGTGATGATGTCTGGGGTCTGTATAATGCATCCTATGGTTCTATTAACGGAATCCCTGCTGCTATGCATTGTATCAATGGGAAGAAGAAGGATGTCCAGAATTTTTGTAAGCAAGGTGAGAGATTCGCTCCCAATCTGATGTGGATTTCTTTGACTGGAGATGATAAATGCACAAATAGAAAAGCACAAGATATTGTCAAAGCAAAAATTGAAGAAGCAGAAAAAGAGGGTAAAGATGGTGTAGTCATTGTTTCATGTTCACAAGGAGCACGGTCATTTTCAATTCCAAATATCATTGCAGTTGTTGATTGTAATGAAAATGGATCTATGGCAACTGCTAAACAACGTGGATCAAGGTGTCTTACCCCTGGTTTGGGAAAAACTCATGGTTTAGTGATCAATTATTGTGTCGATTCAAGTCGCATGTCTCCATATGTTGCAGACATGATGTCAAATGCCTTAGATAAAGATGATGACATCGAAAGTTGTATTCGTCGTGTCTATCGTCTTACTAAGTTTTTTAAGAAGGATGAATATGGGTACTTGGTTCAACGCAGTGAGAAAGAAGTATCTCAATTTATTAGTTCTGAGGTCAACATGCGTGTCATGTGTATCTCTGCCCTTGATGTACAGACACTTCGTAAACATATTGACACACTTTCAAAAGTTCTACAAAAAACAAAATCTAATAATAACTCAGGATTTCCCTCTCCTGGAAATAAACCAGTAAACTTTATCCCCAGACAAGAAACTCAAAGATCTGAGGGGAAGAAACATGATGAATGGGTGATAAAACTTGCTAAAGAAGTTTGTCTTACTGCCGGAAATGTATTTTTTCTTGCACCAAATGCATCTAGTTTTTCTGAAGGTTTGGATGCTATCAAGTCTGATCCAGATAAATCTGATGAATATCAGAAGTTAATCAACAATGATGTGAATGTCATCATCGAAGAGTTGTTGCCTTTTCTTCCGATTCCTATGTTGGATATGATATTTCAGCGATATAAGAGCACCGATAATCTTAAAGATAAAAATTTTATCAGTTTACTTTCATCTCATGTAACGGGTCTTTTTAACCTTTCTGATATTCCTGAGGGTTCTGTTCTTTATGCTGCTAAAGAACCAGATACCGCAGTGTTAGAAGAGTTGAAATTTCTCTCTAAGAGTCATGATGTAACTGTTCTAGCATGTCAAGCAGGATACTTTGAGTTTTTCAATAAATTAGGTTACAATACTATTACCGAAGATCAACTTTCAAATGACAGTCAAATGCGATTTACCTCCTCTATTCTCAATCCTCCATATCTTAAAGATCTTCATCTGAAGTTTTTGTTGATAGCACTGGATCACTCTGATCATATTATTCAAACTCATCCATCTGGTTGGTTGTATAGAGAGAGTAAAAAACTTGAAACGAAAGTAAAAAGTCAACTTAAAGGTCGTCTAAAAAAACTAACTATCTATCAAGGTAACTCTGTATTTGTTGGCACTCAGTTTCAAGCACCATTGGTGATTACTGAAGCAGTTGCTCACCATGATGGTCTTATTGAAGTACACTATAAAACTTCTGGCAATACCTATTACATCAATTCTTTGGATGATTTTCCTACTGGATTTTGGGAACCAAGTGAGCAACACATTTCTTTGGTAAGCAAGTTTAAGTCTATTAAAGGTCAGAGACTTAACACTTTGACTGGTAGTTATTCTGGGCAAAAATATTTTTTGAAGTGTCCTGAAATTTCTGGTGATGGAAGATCTATGGACAAGACTAAAATGTGTAAAGATGACTTTTTTACTTTTTTCTATGATGGATCTGATCTTGATGGTAAAAAACTTGGTGCTCCATGTGTTGTTCTCTCCAATCAAGATGAAGTCACAAACATACGTTCTTACTTGAGAACGAAGTTTGCTAGATTCTGCTTGTCTATTTCAAAGGTTACTGTACACCTTTATATTAATCGATATCTCCAAAATGTTGTTGTTCCGCCTCTCGATAGGGAATGGGATGATCAGAGCGTGTATGATTACTTTGGTATTACTGACGATGAACGTAAATACATTGATTCATTTATTCCTAATTTTTATAAATGAAAGACAAAAACGTTCACAATCAAGAAACTGGGTCTTTTGTAGAAAGATCTAATGAAAGAATAAAAGACAATGGGGAAGTATTTACTCCAGAAGTGTTATGTTATGAAATGATATCTAGTATCTCGGACCATGATCTAAAAAATCCTCATTCTACTTTTTTGGATCCCGCAGCGGGGTCAGGGAACTTCTTATTGACCCTCCAGACAGAATTATTGAAATATCACTCTTTATCACATATCAACGATAATATGCTCTATGGAGTAGAACTTATGGAAGATAATCATGCAGAAATGTGCAATAGACTAGGTGTTTCGGTTGATCATTCACATTTTGTGTGTGCAAATGCCCTAGAATATGATTATTCTTTCGGGGAACCGATCGGACTGGAAAAATTCTGCATGTGACACTCTAATAAGTGTCACAAGGGACTTGCATCACACCCCCAGCTCGTGTATATTAGATAAGTGGAGGGGAGACCTGACACAACGCACCCAGAGGCAACACATATAAGAGCAGAGACAAACTTCTGCCGCCTCTCACCCACCTTCTCTTTCTAGCATGGCAACTCGCTCACGCATTGGCATTCAACTCTCAGATGACTCTATTCTTTCTGTTTATCATCACTGGGATGGATATCCTACTTGGTTGGGTCGGATTCTTAACACACAATATAATACAAAGGAGAAAGTAGCAGAACTGATTGATGGTGGTGATATGTCTTGTGCATGGACAAAAGATCGCTGGACTGGTAAGCAAATTGCACAACATGTGATTGAGAATGTTCAAGTTGAGGAATATGGCCCTCAATATTATTCTGCTCGTGGTGAAAGTTGCCCTCCTCGTCTTGACGACGACTTATGTGAGTATTTGAAAGAAGGTGAAGAGTATTCTTACATTTTCCGTAGTGGTAAGTGGGTATGTTATGACATGAATGAGTTTAATGATAAACTTCCTGAACTTACTGAGATTCCAGAAGGAGCACTTGCAGTATGACATCAATGCTTTTCACTTCTGGACAATCATCACACTCACATCTTACTCAAAGTGTATTTGAGTTCTTTACATCACTCTATGGTGTAAAGAGTGATGTTGAAGTATTTCATACAGATCTCACTGATGACAATGCATTTGGTTTCACTGAAATCAATGGTGATGAGCAATTCATTCAGATTCATAATGATCTGAATGAGAATGATTACATTACCACACTATTGCATGAACTTGTTCATGTTGTTCAGAATGAAAATGGTCAATTTGATGACACTCAAAGAGAAGAGGAGGCATATGGGTTAGAATCTATCCTGTTCAACCAGTTCAGGAAGTGACACAAGGGGCGTTTCACTGCCCCTCCCCATGCTATAATTAATTCATACCAAGCAACCCACCCATGCAACTCACCAACTCTGTCACCATCGTTGATTTCTTCCCTGAGGCATTCATTGCTGAGGCAGATCCTATCAAAGGCATGAAAGTTGTTGTTAAGCGTTTTCAGAAGCGTGTTACTTTCCGTGCTAATGGTCAAAAATCTTATAGCACTGTGACTATGCTTACTGCCAAGAATGAGTGGGCAGAGCGTATTGCCAACGGTGCAACAGTTACTAACTACAACACCGACAAAATGCCACGTTCAGAGTATACTCCTATGGCAGTCGGTTGATGAATAGATTAAATACCCTCCAATATTTCCTAGCATTTATTATCACGATCTTTGCAATGTCATCTTATTTGATATTCCTTTCACATCGTGATTCCAAAATGATGAACTATTATGACTCAACAATCCAACAAAGAGTTCGTGAATGACTTGTTTGATAAACTTT